GTCCTTTCAGAGTTGGTAAGTCTTCTCATTATAGGGCTCGTTTTTCATGCGAAAACCTATAACCCTTGTTAGGGGTTATAGGGGTGAGATATGTCTGTGATGGTGTCTCAGAAGAGCTTCCAGTAGTGCTTGTACTGGTATGCAAACAGCGGGTCAATCTTTTCGGTTACCCGCAGGTTGTACATATCGGAATATGTCTTAGCAGCGGATAGGGCAGCGAGAGTTGTACCCAGCAGGAATGTAGTAACAGTGACGCAAGCAAAGGTGGAGAGTTTGATGGTCATGAGAGTTCCTTTCAGAGTCGATATATGTCTCATTATAGACCTTGTAATATGTGCGAAAAACTTAAGAACCCCTGTTTTTTAGGAGTCCTTAAGTTTTTGGTCTAGAGGCGGATCTTAGTGATGAATCCGACAGCCTTAGACGCAAGCGGACGCAGTTGCTCATAATTAAGCACGGTCAGGATGCCTGCGATCGAACAGACTGCACCGATAATCGAGTCTCCAGACGGGACCAGTCGACGAGAAACCGGGTCGGGCTTTTCGTTGATCTGGTGGATCGTCTTGAGGTTTTCGATGGCGATGGTCGTCTTAGGATCGTCAGCATCCAAGCTGTAAACTTGATTGATGAGGTCCTGCTCGATGTCGTCGAGGGTGAGGTTTTCATCGGTCATGAGATATCCTTTCTGTAGATCTCATTATACCCCTAGATTTTCTTGCGCATCACATGTCAGGACTTTCCTGCACTCGCAGAGTCATAGTCCCGTTGTTCAACACGTCTTCAGTAGGTGTAGTCAGCGCGGCGTACGTCTCCTTGGTATTAGGATTGACGTGAAGAACTCCGTCCGGGGACGGTTGGTACCTCGCCGAGGAAATCCCGATGAACGCGCCCAGAAGGGTGTCGAACGCCAGGATCGTTCCGCTGACCTCCGTGATGTAGGGCCACCCCCACAGCGATGCGATCGTTGTGTAGAACGTGCCAATCGCAGGGATCGCGATCAGCGCGCAATACTTGAGAATGTTGTAAACCTTGTCAGTCATCGTCTTCCTTTCGACGAATCGGGAGGTTCGTGACCTCCTTGAAAATCTTCTCCGCGAGACCATTGCCCCCGAAGACTGCATAGGGCGAATATAGGTACTTGACAAAGTCCTCGTACTCGTCCTTAGTGACGTACCCGCGGTCGATGTACTGCATACCTTGCTCAATTATCTGGTTATGAGCGAGGCCCAGCATCAACTTCGTAGTGGCGTCGTTCTTGTCTGACTTCTTACCGAAGTAGATCCAGAGACCATTGGAGGAAATGAGAGCTACAGCGACGGAGATCAATACCTGAAGCCAAGGATCCATAAATATAGCTCCTTCCCTTATGTGTCACCGCACGAAGACGTACGGGCACACACCGTTCTGTACCGAGTAGATAGTCATAACAGCGCCCTCGTTCTTCTTGACGGCCGCGTAGTAGTTGTAGGAAGCCTGCCCGTGAAGCCAAATGGCGTGATCCGCCGGAAGCTTCGGAGTCCATCCCATACGGAACGCTGCGAACTGGCGAGTCGAGGTAGTCTGGATAGACCACTGCTCATTGACCTTTGCTGTGATAATGCGAGAGCCGAACCAATCGATCTCGGTCGGAAGAGCGATCTTCTTGTTGATCCTCTGATAGCCGGTAGGACCGTTACCACGCATCGTCTCCCAGCTACCAGTCTGCCATGCACCCTCGAACGATACAGGATGCTCGAGAATATGCGAAGCACCGAAGATCGCCTCGAACTTGTAGAGCTGCCACGTGTCGAGATGCTTGTAGATATGAGTATCCTGCATGGCGACGGGGTTGGAGCTCTGAAGCATCTCGGAGCGACCGATGCTCTGGTCGGGCATGATGGTCAGGTAGGTGGCAGGGAGATCCTGCATGGACTGGTTGGCGGCCTCGAAGTCGACGATCGTCCACTTGATACCATCAGCCATCCAGTAGTCGCCGAGCCAAATATCGGTCAGCGTGCCGTTAGCCACAGCCGTCTGCTGAGCCGTAGTGTAGCGGCTACCGAGGTTCTTTCCACGCCAGATGACCTTGTGCATCTGCGGAACCGGCTCGAGCAGCTTGTAGATAGCCTCCGAAGCACGGATAGTCTTGGTACCTCGGGTACCATCCGTGATAAGGAGGTCATCGGGCAGCACCGAGTCTGCCACGGGGTATGAATCGAACTTTGCCATAATATCATCCTGTGATAATGCCGGTGATGACCGGCTGGAGAGTTGTGGTGTTCAGGACTCGGTCAGCCCCGATGGAAACCAACTTCGAGTCGATGACCGAAGCGGTAGTGATGCTTGACGGGGTATGGCACGCCACTCCGGGAAGCGGAATATGCGTGACATTCTCCTCCAGAAGACTCGGATATCCGATCTCTGCGAGAGTCAGCGGGAAGAACGGAGCGTTCGTGCACACCACACCGTTAGGCCGGCGAATGGTGGACTGCTTCGTGCGAAGTCCCCTGAGATTGGGGTCGTTCGTGATCCGCTGACCCACTCGAATGGCCTCGTTAGCAGGGTTCTGGGACGTAGCCACGAGGTTTGAGTATGGGATAACCACTAGCACAACGTGATCCGAAGAAACCCCCGGAGCAATTCCGAACCCACCGACAACAATCTTTCCCGCGCCTGGCAAATCCCAATAATCTCCCAGGAACAGGTCAGAATATGTGTGGTTGTTAAGCACCTGGACTGCACGGGTGTCGAACGTACCCTTGTTCTCCATACGGATGGTGGAGTTACGCTGGGTAAGGCCACCGGGGCGAATAAGATCCGCCCATGAGAATGCTCGAGCGCTACCCGTGTTGGATGAGCCCGAGAGCGAGGTCGCCTGAATAGCGCGGGTTCCCGAAGGCCCGTCGATGAGTAGATAGTCACCCGCCGAGGCCGTGGTAGCCTTCGGCAGGTCTCGTACGCGTGCCATTAGGCCCTCCTGTAGATGATCTTGCCGAGGATCGGCTGTCCGTTGGAATCCTGGATCGACGATCCTGCGCGGTCTTCGATAGTGTCGAAGCGGGTAGTACCACTGGAGTCATCGCCAAGGCGCTGCTTCAGCTCGATGATCTGAGCGGCCATAGCACTAAGCGCGTCGCCGCCGATCATACCCTGAATATCGTTCAGAAGAGCGTAAGCCTCGTTACGCATAGCCGTAGTGGCTTCGTTATACGCTGCCTGAGCCTCAGCCTTCTGCTCATTCATGGTGCGATCCCAGCGAGCGAAGATTTCCGTGGCATTGATCGTCTGCAGTGGACCCGTGACCCATGGGGTGTCACCGGTTCCGATAAGGTAGGTGATGTTTCGAGCCTGGATCTGCTGATCTCCCGCATTACGAAGGATGTCCGCAATGGGGTACTGAAACACACCGCTATCGCGAACCATCGTCTTCCGTCGAGGATTGCTAGCACGATCGCCTTCGACAACCTTGATGGACGCCCGACGGTTCTGAGTCCGGGTATCAACCTCGATGACGATAGTGTCGATGCGATTGGTGAGGACGTCTGCCGGGTTGAGGTCCAGACGAATCGGGGCGTCATTCCAGATCCATACGTGACGGAACCACGCACGGCCAGAACCGACCTCTACGGCGTTACCGCCCGCAGGAACGACCCGGAACTTGTCTCCGATAGAGGCGAAGACTCCATCCACGATAACGCCGTCGAAGATAGCCCCGAATTGCTCAGCACTATACTTCCGGTCACCGTTGATGGAGTTAAAAAAGCCTGAAGTTACTGCCATTTTGACTCCTAAGACTTTGAACTGTCTTGCTTGAATGTTGGATAGAACTTTACCTCGGAATCGTCCTGTGATTGGATGAACTCGATGAGGCGAGTTGGTACGTTGAACCCATTGGCGTCCTGAATCTGGACGAGATCGCCGATCTTGTAATCCCGACCATAGACGTACATGGTCTGCTCAGATGTTTCGCCGTCAAACTCAATTAAGTGCTGGTTCTCAGACTTATTTAGTTTGTTGGTGCCCTCTTCGCGAAGGTTTGCGCGAACCGTGGCTTCAGGAATCGTGTTGTTGTCCTCGTCCTTATCACGCACGGAGGACGCGTTGATGAAGACTTCACGCCGGTTCCATCCAGAGGTATCCCCGCTCGAAACGGTTTCGTACTTTCGATCGGCGCCCTCACCTGGACCACCGACCAACGCCACTGTCTTGAGAGTGGAGATGTCAGAAGCGTATCTTCCTGAGATCAGGTTGTCGAACTTCGGCGAGAATACCACGAATGGGTTCATGTTCTGGTTGTAAGATCGGTCAACGCCTTCTTCGAGACGAATTCGAATCCGACCAGGACCGTCATACAGGAACGCAATACCGACGTGATGCTTGGCTATGAGCTCAGTCACAGCGGTGTATAGATTGTCACCAGTGAACTGAACATCTACCCAGGTTTGGGTCATCTTTCCGACATTGTTGTCCTCCCAGGTAAGCCAGGCCATCGCTCGATTACCGTCCGACGGGTTGATCATGTTCTCAGCCAGTAGGACACGGATGGCCTCATGGAGGCTAGTTCGGAGACGTCGCATACCCCATACAATCCTTCGGGTCATGAGATATTCCAGGCTACGCCCAGAAATAGTCATGACGGACCCGTCATCCGAGGACGATTCGATGACGATCTTCTCGATCATCATGATTCGGTTCGACATGGAGTTCCACACGTAGCGTCCGATATGGATCTCGAAGAGGTTAGCGGGCGTCATGGACAGCTTAATGCTGAAATCTCCCGCCTCAAAGAATCGGTCTGTCCAGATCGCACTCTTGAAATCATCCAGAATGTGCACCTGATTGAAGTTTTCGTCTAGTACACGGAATTCCATATCAGATACTTTCGTAGAGGTTTTCGTACGAGATGATCGCCGAAACGTTGTCGATTCCAGAATCAGCACGAACCGTGATGAGGTTGTCACCAGGGGTTAGAAAAATCCAAGCGGAATCCCTATCCAAGGCACTAAGAGCGTTATACACTTTTCCGTCACGGTACGCCTTCACGTACTTGTCGCCGACACCAGAAGAAATACTGAGACGGTCGCCGGCTTTGATGGTCGATCCAAGAAGGCGCGCGATCTCGTTGGTGTCGATATTGATACGCGTCTGGGTAGTGGTGTTATACAGCTTAACACCCGCCGCCGGTCCGAGGAACTGAATATCCACAACTGTAGACGTGTCCGCATCGCCTTCGTAGACGACGATCGTTTCACCGGTAGAGGACATCTCACCGAAAATAAGCGTCGGTGAGTCTGCATTCGGATCCTCGAACTCGAACTCGAATGACGGAGTAGACGACGTAAAACGAACTGAGTTCTTGCCCTTGACGGGGTCTCGGAGCTTGAAGAATGGGTTCGGGCACACAATCGTAAGGTCTGCGCCCTCACTATTGGAGAAGATGTCAATCTCGTTCTTCTCGACATGACCTGTAATGTAGGTATGCCGATAGTCTGTAATGAAGTCAAGCGTAATCGGGTGCTTGACCCGGAAGTAACGAAGCAGCTTGTGCCGAACTGCTTCGATGTCGGAGCCCAGGAACTTGAGATTTAGCTCGATGTCTCGAGACTTAATCCTCGAAGAATTGAAGAGGGCCCCGTCCGACGTCGCGAAGTTGACCGTGTTGATTGTACCTTCGGCCGGCCCCAAGCCGGAAGCACCCGTTACAGCGATGCCTCCGGCCCAGGGATTGGCCAGGTCCAGTTCAACTGAGTCACCCTTCGCATTAGTTGCGATGATGGTGTAGATCATACTCTTGCAATCCTAGAGATTGAAGACTTTGTCTGACGGTAGATCTCTACCTCGTTCAAAGCCTTCGGCGAGTTGTTGTACTGGTTGAACACGACAGTCTTCTGACTGCCATTTTGACCACCTTCACTCGAAGATTGGGTGCTAATTCCCGACGCAGCGTTCTGAACGCCACGGAAGGACTCATTACCGAACATCGAGCGCAGGTCGTCAGCCCCTGCCTTGGCCTCAGAGAGGTCGAGCACGGGTGTGATGACGGGGTTGATGTCATCGGAGATCTCATCCATGTCAATGGACTCGATGATGCCACGGAACGCTTCGTCAAACTCTTCGGCCGTTCGAGTGACCGCGTCCACGGCGTTAACCGCGGTATCAGTCCAACCGATCTCCAGGCCCTTGGCAGCCCAGTGACCAGTTTCCTTGAACTTCTTGGAAGGAGAGTTGACTTTGAGTTCCGCATTTGCGGCGGCCAGCATTGCTGCAGCTGTCGATCGTGCCATCTCAACAAGAGCCGCTCGCTGGTTTGTGAAACCGATGCGAAGACCCTCAGCCATCCAGTAACCGGTCTGCATCGCAGACGAGTATACGGAATTACTCAGGTTTGAGAGGCCTGAGGAGAGGGCACTCATCATGTCCATGACCAGCATGTTGATCGACACGCGAACCATACTGCTGATTCGCGTAATGGCTAGCGAAATATGGTTGGCGAGTGCCATCATACCCGCGTAGACCAACGGCTGACCGAGGGCCATGCGGCTGACAAAGGTCATGAACATAGTCATGACGAATGTCGTCATTGCGACTGTGATCTGAGGCGTTGCTGCCTGCAGACCAGTCACAATGTTGGTAACCGTCTCTGAACCCAGCGACTGGAACATCACTGTGGACATGAGAATCATCGGAATACACGAAGCAATCGCTAGTGAGATTCCCATGAACGCACTTGACACCGTGGAGCCAAGGGTGGTTGCCGAGGTCATAAGCGTTGCCGCCGAAGTGGCAAAGCTTGTGACTACGGGTTGCATCCTTGTCAGTGCAGCATTCAACTGGTCAATGCCCGAGGAGAACCCCTTGCCAAGAAGCGGAGCGACCGCTGCTGCAGCCAGACCGCCGATGGCAAACGCCAGCAGACCAACGCCTGCCAGAGCAATACCCACGCCGAACATCATCATGCCAGGGGCTGCCAATGTAGCAGCTCCACCGATAGCTGTGATCGCTGCCGCCAACTTGGTGGTGGCAACAACGCCGATCTGGTCAGCCTGGTTGATCGCCTGGATGAACGGCTTGATAGCGCCCGTCATGATGCGCATACCAATACCACCCATGAGTAGACCAGCACCCATCATCAGCAAACCAGCACCCAAAGCAAGTGCTGCCGGTGCAGCCAGAAGGCCCGCAACAGCAAATGCTAGTAGAGCTACTGTCATTTTGCCGATTGACGACCAGGCCACCGCTCCGGCAGAGATCAGGGCTGCAACTAGCATCCCCATACCGATACCGAGAGCCATGACGCCGACGCCTGCAAGGAGACATGCTAGACCAATGGCAAGAATCGCCGCAGCCAGAATTGCAAGCCCCAGTGCAGCGCCCTCAGCAAGGTAACCGGCTATGATCAGGACGCCCAGACCGATTGCTAGAGCAACCAGTCCTACAACCAATCCAACTAGACCGATTGCGGCCAGCATTCCCAGACCAATCGCAAGAGCAATGACCCCAATTGAGAGTAGAAGCATAGCTCCTGCTCCCGCTACCGAGCCCTCTGCAAGGTATGCGATGGTTGCAAGCACACCCATCGTAACCAAGAGCGCTATGACTGCAGTCACGATGCCTTCCATAGGAAGTTCCGCAAGTTTAGAAATCGCCAATGCAACCAAATACACTGACATGGCCAAGCTGATGAATGTCGTTGCAATTTCAACCAATTCTTTCGCATTGGTTAGCTGACTCATTCCGACTACCATGGCGCCCATTGCAATCATGATCAACGTTACCGCGATACCACCTTGAATCAGGGCTCCCTGATCGATGGTTCCCAGAGCGATGATGCTATTCGCAACGGTATTTAGGGCCTTCGCAAGTGCGATGAATGCGCCCGCCTTGAACGCCGATTTAATACCGTCTTCTTTCTGGGAAACCTTCATCAGTGCGCCCATAGCAAGAATGATGAGCAGGACCGTAGCCGTGCCAGCTGCGAGCTTATCCTCATCAAGCGAGGCTAGCTTGGAAATCACATAGCCAAGGCCTGCGACAGCGATTGCCACAGCAATAAACATAGCGATATCGCTAATGCTGGGTGACGAGAACTTCGCGAGCATCATGAATACGCCAAGCGCAAACAGAACAACCAAAGTAGCAAGAATACCCTGCTCGAGTTGTTTCTGATCAAGCGCTCCGAGTTTAGCAACAGCCTTGGCAAGGATGTAAACTGCAGCAGCAACACCTACCATTGCTAGTAGTGCACTGGCCTTGGTCTTTACCTCGCCCATGATCCGTCCCATGAGGCCGACGGCCACTGTGAGACCGACAATAACAGCTCCCGCTACTGCCATCTGTTGGATTGGGATGCTCGCAATCTTGGTAACCGCCTTAGCCAGGATGTAAACCGCGATCGCCATTGCTAGAAGGATAAGGACCTTCTTGGTAAGGCCTCCGCTGGCTGTCGAAAGTACCTTAGTCATGCCTGCCAACGCAATAACTAGGGCGGTAACAGCCGTAACAGATGCTACCATCTCGGGAATCGGAACCTTGGCGAGGTTCACCGCCGCAACCGATAGGATCAAGACAGCAACCGAAAGAGCCACAAGTGTCACCGACATGGCAGCGATCTTCTTTGGATCCTTGGTGTACTTATCCATGGCGGCAAGACCACCAACGAGCGCTGCAAGAGCCACACCCACTGCGGTAGTGGATACGGCCACATCCTTCAGCGGTATGAGCGACAGAAGGAAGATCGAACCCGCTAGAATCGCAATGGACTTTGCCACGTTGATAAGGGCCTTAGATTTGATCTCAGACTCATAGGCCTTGATCGAATCTCGGACCGCATCCAACAGACCCGCGAAGCCATTACCAACTCGTGTGAAGGCGTTGGCGACGTTCATGATGGCGGAAAGACCCTTGTTAAACCCGACCGCAAGAGCGCCGATGCCTCCAGCAGCGAGACCCTTCTTCAAGATATCGCTGATCGAAAGACCCTTAAGCCATTCGACGAATTTAGTGACCGTTTCCTTCATTCGGTCCCAAATACCGTCGAAAGCCTCCTGGTTGAAGTGCGCCTTGAAGAAATTCGTGATTGCTTCCTTGGCAGACGCCAGCGCGTTCTTAACCTTCGTGATGGATTCCTGCCATTTTGACGCGAACCCTTCCCCACCGTCAGCGCCAGAAAGTCCGGCAGCCCACGTCTTGAAGAAATCCATGAATTCCTTCACGGCTTCAGTGATCGTCGGCTTAAGGTGCTCCAGTTGCTGGTCCAGGAAGTCGAAGAACTTGTTGATCTGTTCGATCGACTTCGCTGCAAGGTCCGCAATGCCGGTCCAGCTAGCAAGCTTCTCTCCGACACCATCGAGACTATCGATGACGCTACCGATGGGCAGCATGTCGAGCGCCTTCCGAACCGTTTGCATGGCTCGACTAACCCCGGCGCTCATGACTCGGAATCCTGCGGAGACCGTGTCGACAAACACCTTCAGGAATGCGAAGACCGTCTTAGCAACGATCCCGAGTCGCCTCAAGCTTTCTTCACTAGGCTCGAGAGCCTTCATGAAGTTCTTAAAGCCTTCAGAGATCGTCTTGAGGTTTTCAGCAGCGATTGGCGGGAAGATCTCCTTGAACGCCTTACCGATCGTGCCGATAATACTCGACACGCTGTTAAACGCGGAAGCGAGACCATCGATGATGTCCTTACGACCCCCAAGATCCGCCCATCCCTGAAGAAGAGCGTTTCGAGCATCAGACATTCCGTCGATCATCGGACTGATCACGTTGTTGATGTTGGTGAAGAGCTCGGAAGCCTCGTCGAAGTTTCCGAGGAGGATCTCGAACGTCTTCGCCCATCCGGAACCAATGGTTTCCTGGATCGTTCCAATAAGCTGTGTGAAGGTTCGAACCTTCGTCGCGGCTTCTTCGGCATTCTTCTGCTGGATCTGGAACTGCTCGATCTGTGCGTCCGTAAGGCCCATCTCAGCCATGGCAGCGGCGTCAATATCGCCAGCCATGATCTGAAGGTACTTCGACATGACGTCAGCGGTCAACCAGCCCTTAGAGAGGCTGTCGTTAAAGTTCTCCTGAACCTTTTCAGCCGAAGTTCCACTAGAAGAAAGGGTTCCCATCGCATCTGCGATCTGGATTAGACCTTCCTGCATATTCTTGTTACCCATGCCAGCGTTCGTAAGCGATCGCCAGTCCATGAGCTTAATGGTACCTGCCGAAAGAGCCTGAGAAAGCTGGTAAGCAGCATTAGCTGCCGCCGAAGAGGTGGTACCCGAAGCCGCCGCAGCGTTCGAGAAACCCTTAATCATCGACGCCGATTCCTCAACGCCAAGACCCGCGTTTGTGAAGAGACCGATGTTGTGAGTCATCTCCGCGAAGTTATAGATGGTCTTGTCCGCGTAGGTATTCAACGTGTCCAGAGCGTCTGTAACCTGCGAAAGGGTGGTACCCTTCGATGCGGTGTTAGCCAAGATAGTCTGGATAGAACCCATCTTCGTCTCGTACTCGCCGAAGCCGTCCATGATGGGCTGCATCGTGAACGAGTTAAGGAGAGTTGCTCCGGTAGAGATAGCCTTAGCTGCGATGTTTCCAAGAGCGACCGCAGCGGTTGTGGCCAGGAAGCTGAACTTCTCAGCGACTGCCTGAGGGGCATCTGCAAGAGCGGAAAGGTTGAACCGAGAAGCTCGAGACTCGATATCGTCGAGACCCTTGGTTCCGTTCTTCATCTGGAGAGCCTTGTTCAGCTGTTCCAGGGACTTCTGTGATTCGCCGACGCCCTTCGAGAACTGGACGTTGTCGAACTTAAGGCTTACGACCTTGTCCTCGATTGAGGTCGACATTACTTCACCGCCCTTTCAATGGCTTGTTCAATCTCTTTGAAGACCGGCCGCATAGCCGGATTGATGTAGTCGGTACCCTGAATATAACCTCCGGTGCCAGTACCATGACCGTACTGGATCCCTACAGCTACAGAGTATCCGTTTTCGACGTCGGTGTTATACCACTCGATTTCAAGGTATCCCGAACCCTTAGTGATCCGGTAATCCCATGACTGAGCGGCCAAACCGCTATCGACGGGGGTGGCTGCGGCCAGGGCAGCTACTCCTTGACGGCCTAGTGAGTTGAGATTACTCACTAGATCGCCTTTGGCTAGTTTGTTCAACCACCGTTCCGTTTTGGAGTAGCTGCCCCTGACCACAAATGATGCCATTTTGACATCAGCCCCAGAGAGTGCCCGCCTTGAGGGCATCCTGGAGAGCAATGCCAGTGCGAAGACCGAAGTAGCCATCGCACGTGAGATCGTAGCCAAGGCCACGGAGATGCCACTGGAGCGCGGTGATCGTCTCGACACCTGCGATGCCGTCGACCTCACACTTCAGCTTCTCCTGGAGAGCTTCGATGACTGCGGAACCCGATTCGGGGTCGCGCACCCATTCCCAACCAGTGCCGGCGGCCGGGAAGTAGTCCTCGTAGTCGATGTCCTGATCGGAGACGATGCCGTCGGCAGGAGTTCCGAGGGATGCCTGGAGCGCGTACGTAACCGCACGACCCCAGTAACCGTCAGTCATCGCATTTGCGTCGCTGGCGGGAGTGTCTTCCTCGGTGCCGCCCTCAGCGCCCCAATCAGGGCGAAGGACACAGTCAATGCCGTAGTAGCGCTGACGACGCCAGACACCGTTACCGGCAGACTGAGAACCCGCGTTGGACGAGGAGGTATTACCCTCGATGGTCTGCAGCCATCCACCACCGAGGTTTGCTTCGACGATACCGACATGGTCGGTAACGCCATCTTCGTCCCAATCGTATAGGACGACGTCGCCGCGCTGAGCGTCTTCGATGGAGACCTTGCGCATACGGCCCTTGGTGACGTCTGTGTTGTAGGAGAAACCTCCAATAGCACCGACCATACCGGCCATGTCGAAGACCATCGAGACGAAGCACATGCACCAATAGATGGATGTGGAAGGCCCGGCAAGCCAGGGCTGGCCCATCTTATTGGCGCAGTAGCGACCTGCCTCCGAGCCCGGTTCCGGGTCGTCAGGGGCGTAGTAGCCGATTCGGTAGGCGGCGTGGTTGAGAACCTCATCGATCTTACTCATTAGGACACCTTCCCTTCGAAGATTTCGCGTTCGGCATCCTCGTGGGGATCCGGACCGGGAGCGATCTGTGCGTCGTCCGGAATTTCAGGAGTGTTGGGGTTGTTCGTACCCATTATCCACTACTTCCTGCCCGAGCTCGTCGGGCTCTGTTAAGGGCGGCACGCTGCGAGGCAGCGCTCTTAGCGTTTGTCTTCTGACCCGCGCTCTGCTTTGCGTTACAGATTCGGATCAACATTAGCAAACGGTTAAGGTGCCACTCCTCAGCCTCAAACGGGATCTGGAATGCCACCATATAGTAATAGATCAGGTCGGAAGTCATCTTTTCAGAAGACTTAGCCTGACCTGGACGTGAAAGCATGGTCGAGGCAGTCATCGGGTCCGAGATATACGCCTTAATTGACTCTACCTGCGGACGAGTAAGCCGATCCAACATGGCGGGAACGTCTTGTTGACCCTCGGCCATGCATTTCACGTAGTCCAGTACCTCTTCAACCGAGGACGGAGGACGATCAACGAAGGATCTCTTCCATTTTGATTCCCAGCGTACAACCGATAGGAGGTTGTGCATAAGCGTTAGCTGGGCAGCCGGAAGAGTCGTGAACTCCTCCGTCTCTCGGTCGAACAGGTCGTGCTCGGGGAAGTCGAGCACTAGAACGAGGTTACTCACGCGAGCAGCGCGAGGACCTCATCCGGGGTGAGCAGCGTGGGCTGCCCGGACTCATCACCGTAAAGCTTGGCCTCGATCTTCTTGAGCTTCTCGGCGTTGACCTTGGTGGAGTCGATGATGAGCTCCGCGGTGGGCTTGTGGCCCTTGACCGGGACGGGGGTCGTGCTGCACTCCCACGAGAACGTGATGGCCTCGGGAGAGTCGGACACCGTCGCGTAGGCACGCTCGGAAGGGGCAGCCGTTGCGTTGTAGACGATGTGCAGCTTGTAGCCGGCCTCGGAATCCTGGTCATTGCCGACCTTGGTCTTGTAGGAGAACGCGAACTTGGCGCGCTCCTGCTGGCCGATGAAGACACCTTCGGCGATAGACGCGGTACCGTCGCACTCGGCGAACTCGTCCGGGTACGTCACCGCTTCGATGGTGAACTTCATCTCTTCCGCGCTGATGAGGTCCAGGTACTTGATGTTGTCGGCGTAGACCGCGTTGGATTCTGCGCCCTCGGGAGACATGGTCACGGTCGTCAGACCGTTCCAGGCCACACCGTTCTTATAGTTCTTGGTGGTCTTGTCGTACTTGTACAGTACGCCATTGTTCACGCCGGTTTCGTAGACGTGCTCGCCGGTCTTGTCCCAGATAAGTGCCGTCATGGTCACTCCTTAACGTCGTAGATGTTGAACACGAAGTGGTTCAACGTATCTGTAGTGTAATGTCGTTCGAACTCAGAGTGGACCATCGACGCGAGTGCATCGACTATCGGATCATCTGGGTTCTTAGTGATGAGCTTCACCTGGTAGCGCCGAGTCTTAAGATATACGCCATTATCGGCGCGTTTCTTCACGATCCGGTCGAGCTCATATACGATACATGGGTATCCCATTGAGACATTCGACGGAGGTTGGAAATAGGCTCGGCAGCCTAGTTTTTCGAGTCTATTGTGAAAGTCACTGCGCATTGTAGGGACCTCCGACAGTGACTAGAATCCTAGGAGGTTGAAGTTCAACCGAGGTGGCGGCCCAATTGACGTTTCGCCAACGGATATAACGAATGTTGAGGAAGTTGTCAAGTGTATACGGGTCCGCGATGAATGAGAACGTGTTACCCATGGAGAGCCCCGGAACCACGGGAGATGTATTCATACGTCGGGTAAGACGAATGAGATCTCCACGACAGTTCCGGGGCTCGATGGACTCGGTGAAGACTCCGGGTGACATCTCCCATTCCGTAGCGATGCCGACTTGCCCGGAGAACTTCATTAGGCAGCCTGAGCCTGCTTACCGGTGACGACCATGGCCGACTTAACCTTCGTGAGCGCGCCCGAGACGCGCGTCTCCAGAAGATACTTCTGCTGGTTGAAATCGATATCAAAGTCGTCGAACATGGTGACCTCGCCACCCTTGTCCGTGCCGACATTGTAGTCGGACAGGTTGACGATGATGGCCAGAACGTCCTTGTCGTTCGCTGCGCCGGTCTTCAGACCCTTCATCTGAGGAACGTCGATGATGGCCGTGACACCAAGACGATCCGCGAGCGCCTGCTTCGTCGGGTACAGGTAGTGACCCATCTTGTCCTTGAGCAGGAGCATGTCGGTCACGAAGGACTTCGCACAGAACAGAGTCGGCGTGCCGGTGCCCTCCAGGTCGTCCTGAGCACGAATGAGTTCATCGATGATCTGGTCGACAGACTTACCGGCGCCGAGATCCTTCTTGATGCAGTAGAGGTCGTCCTCCTTGAGGATGGGTCGGATGTTCTCCTCGTTGATCTTGTACGGATCAGAGTTGGAGCGACCATCGCCAATGAGGATGGCGCGGGCGAGTTCCTCGTCCAGCTTGTTGCGCATCTCCGCCTTGACCCAGGCGATGACGTCGAAGTCGGTGATGTCCAGCAGATCATCACGGTCAAACTTCTGCATCTTGTAGATCGTCGTCGGGCCGGTGACGCGCTTCAGAAGCTTGAAGACCTCTTCCTTCTTGCGCGAACCGGTGATGTAGCCCTTGGCTCGGGCCTCATCAGCCGTGATGTCAGCCTGCATCGACTTAATGCGGGTGAAGGGCGTGTGGTGCGTGCCGTTCAGGACCGGCTTGACCCAAGACTGATCGCGGTCGATGAAGGCCGGCGGGACGTCGAGGTTCTTGGCGTCGGGGAATAGAAGGTCGATGTTGGAAATACCGTAGGTCTTCTCGGCGTGAGCGATGTCGGCGTGCGAGAGGCCGTTGGACTCAGCGATCGTCATGAAGACATCTCGCATGGAGTTGGCCTTAGTGCGGACGGCATCCTTGAAGGCGGTGTCGATGGTGGAGTGATAAAGGGTATCGCCCTCGTTGGGCGTACCATCGTTCTCGAAGATGTTGCTGTGTGCCACGGGGGCTCCTTCCTTGTTGGGCTCCGAATTCTCGGGCTTCATTTCTCCCTCAGCGGCCTTAGCGATGAGGAAATAGAGAACTTCCTTCTGATCGTTGTTCATGGACTCGACGATGTCCTTAATCGTCTTGCCTTCAGAAGTTCCCTCGGTCTTGTCAGCCGGCTTGTCAGCTGGCTTCTCGGGGGTGTCTGCGTGTGCGAGGTGTTCGCCGGTCATAATATACGCCTCATCCGTTGCTTCGTAGGTGCCGTCGCCGTGGGCGAGAGCGATGTTTTCGATCTTGGCGCCGGGATTAGCGCCGGACAAGACCAGAGAAACCTCGACGATGTTGCCGTGCTGGACATCTCCACCACTCTGGGTGAGGTTGTTGGCGTAGATCGACATCGAGTCGACATCACCATGCTTGAGCAGCTCCCGAGCATTGTTTGCAGCGGGAGTGTCGTTGAAGTAACCGTAAGCGTAAACGCCTTCGGCTCGGTTTTCCAGTCGGACGTGGCCAAGAACGTTGTTGGTGTCGTTGTGACCGTGCTGCCAGACAAGAGGGACCACGTCACCGTCGTTGTCTGCGAATGCGTTGTGGCGAATAGTTCGCCCGTCACTGCACCGAATATCGTTCTTGGTCGCCCACCCGGAGAAATCAAACGTCGAATCCGTCATTTTCTTCCTCTTCGGTTGGTTCTTCGGGCGGTGCCATAGAAGCATCACCCATAGGGTTGATGTTCGGGTTACTTAGCGAGTCGCCGACTGGCTCATCGCTTCGAGGGAGACCCAGATAGGATCTAACCTCGTTGGGGGTCATGATCTGGGTGGTGACCATGGCCTGTGCGATCTCCGATACCTTGGCGATCGACACGTTCTGGAACGGGTCACGGAAGTAATCCACGGTTTGACCCTGAGTTCGCGCCGTCTTGGTGATGAACGTCTTGGCCATGCTCAACGTAATCTCCGCGACGATTGGTTCGATTGTGCGGTTGTAGTAGTTAAGCATAGTCTGCTCATCGGCAGTGCCATTGAACACTGCTTCAGGCATTCCGAGAGTGTTGTACAACTGCTGCGTCAGATACTTGATCTGTTCGAGCAAGTTGTTCTCCGCCGGACGGTTCAGCTGAGTGAACTTTTCGGCAGCATCCATATAGGCGATGCCGAATTGTCCATTGGACAGCTGACGTTCGACGTCCTTCATCCGCTTTTCAGCTTCTTCCTTACGTCGTTCGGTTCGAACAGTGTATGGGAGCTGTACGATAAGGTCTAGTTTCTTACCTGCAGCAGCGTTATCAATGCTATCCAGGATCCGGAGCTTGGAGCTGAGTCTGGAAGCTAGGGATCCTCGACTAGAGGTGATCGATGCCAGCGGATTCTGAACGACCGCCACGAGACGCTTAGGAAGTTCGACCGGTTCTCGTCGTCCAGTCTTCTCATTATAGACATCTACAATGAGCGAGGACGTCTTGAACTGGGTAATCCTACCAACTCTCAGATTGTATACGTCATATGAATTGGTGCCTACAGGAGCCTTCGAATAATCCGTGGGGACTATTGCAGCGACGCCTTCTTCGAGGATCGTAAGACATAGGTCCTGCATGAATGACCGAGGAGTCTGATCCATGTTCGGTGCAACCGTAAGACAGTCATTAAGACCTGTCGGAAGGTCTTCGATATATGTCTTATCGATTGCGCATCGGACATGTCGAATACTGATCTTGGCCACGTCAACCGCAATTTGGTTGAAAATGGTGTCGATGATGTTCGACTGGGGGATATACCGAAGCGGCGATCGATCCATCGGGGTACTAGACCGCAATTCCACGTTAAACGGGGATTGTTTTACCTCCGGATTCATGAAAGCATTCCATGCGTGTGCGAGACGACCCATGTCACCTCCTTTCTATTCGAATTCGTCGCGATTCTGTTTGTACGCCACAAGAGCGTCCATCATAGCCGCGACCGCATCGATCTTTTGATCGGCGCGCTTCTTGTACAGCTTACGGTTTCCGTTTGTATCCGACATGACGATGGAATTACCCATGGCGTAGGACATGAGTTCTTGATCGAAATGCAGATGCCTGTCTTGAGCGAGGGCTTTCAGCTCGCCAAGAGGAACCGACTCGGTTTTGGCGCCCTGGATGACCTTAACGATGCCGTACTCGCCGTGTTCGGTACTCCATCGCATGATGAAGTCTTTAGCGTTGTACGGGTCGAAGCCTACAGCACGAACATCATACTCGTTCTCCTCGATGAACGAAACGACGTCGTCATAGACTTCCATCATGTCTAGGATTGTACCATCAAGGACTCGAAGAGATCCTTCGCGAATGAAGTGCTCGTACTTCTCTCTAGCCGCGCCTGGTAGTTTCAGGTGGGTTCTCGACGAGATGTAGCATCTAGTCTTGACACCAAAGCTATCAGACGTTAGAGGGAAGAGGAATGTGAATGCACAGAAGTCATCACCCTGTGAAAGGTCGAGACCCATAGCACACGGCATTCCCCAGAACTCTCGTTGGCGATGAGGAAGTGTCTCCTGATAGGTGAAGAAGTATGTGTAGCCTTCCATCGGAATACCAAATCGCTTAGCGAGGATGTCGTTCCTAGCTTCGGGGACATTCTCGGCACGATTCACGTCGCGCTGATATGTCTCGTACGATACGGTCCTTCCGATGTTTGGCTGAGCCTTCATCCACATGTCAGGATTACCTACTTCGCTCACATCATCCAAACGGTAATGCCAGATAGACGTGTGAGGGTCGTAGTACTCGCCCTTTAGGATCTTTGCAAGTTCCATTTTGATGCTGTCGCCAACTGAGTTACGAACGGTACCCTCGGAGGAGATAGCAACGATCAACCAGTCGTCGATCTTGGACGCGCCCTGCTCTAGAGCACCAACGACATCCTCTCGAACGTCGCCGGAAAGCCATTCATCGACGGTATTGATCTTTGTTCTTAGGCCCTGAAGCTTGTCGATCCTCATAGGACGGACCTCGATGAGAGATCCATTCAGAAAGTTCTCAACACCCTTCTTGGTGGACGCAAGCTGCTGACGCATTGCCCGGTTACCAGTGGTGTTTTGCAGAGAACCTACCGTGAGGAATTTGAACAGAGGCCCCGGTGTTCTCGCGACAGCTGTTCGGATCGGAGACAATGTCTCTTCAGCCTGGGCCATTGTTGGGGCTGTTGCAATCTGGTGGGTTGAGGACGAGTCTATGTTGAGAAAGTACGCGTGCAGGAACGCAGCGTACATTGACTTAGCCGCACCTCGAGCCACGATCAGATACTGCTTATTAACAAGCCGCTTCTTGATACGTTTCGTGACATAGCGTCCGCCATGCCCGTCTTCGTAAGGCTCGTATACTGAAAGTTCTTCGAAGTAGAACCATGACAGAAGCGACTCCGCCCACAGCTTGAAAGATGGGAGCATCTTAAACGGGGAACCATCGGTCAGGGTTAGTTCCGCTTCACAGTAAGCGATGAACCCGTCAATGGCGGTACTATCGTAATAGTATCGAGGATTCTCGATCAGCTGATCGATCCTATTCATCTCCTTAGAGACCTCCTGACAGACAGGAATGTCTCCTCGGATTACTGCGTCACGGAACTCCGCATAGTATTTCGGAGTTTCTGTGTTGGACAGCATGGTGGTTACTGAAGGTTTCCAACCGCCGTCTGGAACTGGCGCTCATATGCGTTGACCGCCTGGTCGAGGAACTGCTGAGCGTACTCTCGGGTTCGAGGTTCGTTCTTAGGCATCCGAATGCCCGTGCCGGTGTAGACGTGAACCGCCTTCACCGCGTAGTCACGGTACCCCTTCAGGAAGTCCTCGTGGTTCTGGTGGTTCTTGTAGTAGTTGAGCGTCTCGTTGGATTCATTGATCTTACGAATTCGCTTCTTGTGGGAAGTCAGCCGCTGAGGGTCGACAGCGTGGTGACGCTCCTTGGCCGCCTGGTAACCAGCCTTGCGGGCCGCCTCGCGCACGGGGTCCTTTCGGACACCCCAGCGCATACCCTTAACACCGAAATGGGCGAGGGAATCACTTGGGTCGAATCTGGGACCATACATTGTAGATCGATTCTCCCTTCTTAAGGAACATTGAAGACTCGGGATCCTTGATGCGGTTGAACGCGAAGTCTGCGCCAAGAAATGCGCTGTTAACAGCCATCGACGCGCCCTTCTTAATCAACTGATCCTCGAAGCTCGACTTGAACTTGCTGGCGATCCGCTTGGATGCCGATTGAGGGGCGAGTGCCAGATACTGGCGCTCTAGGTTTGCTCGAGCAATTCTATTTTGGAGCTCTTGGTTCGACATACTCCGAGCTTCCTGCTTTCGGCTCTGGTATGGGTTGTTTCGAACCACTACTCCTCGACCGGGGTCGCGACGAACGCCCCAACGCATACCCTTAACGCCAAAATGGGCGAGAGAGTTATCGTATGGGTGTGTCAACGCTCATCCTCCATTCGAGTTCGTTCTTGGCCTTAGTAATAGCGTCCTGTACCGTAGCCGAAGCCGACGGATCGAAGAGTAGCTTGGTACTAAGCTTGATGTACATGAGGACTTCTTTCGGAATCGATTCCGAATCCGTATCGGCGGTGTATTCCGGAGTCTCGGACAGGATCTGACCGAGCGTGAATATCGAGACGTCGATATGGGCAGTGATGGCGCCGTCGAATGACGTGTCATCTTCCTCGATACCGAGATAGTCCTTTACGCTTTGGAGTACATTTACCATAGAATTGTATCTCCTTCCGTTCGGACATGACCGACGAACCGGGAGGTCTCCAGTGTTCCGTAGTGAATCGCATTATGGGTGTCGAGAGACACCGTAATGAGATTCTCCGGATCCAGGAGCGACCTACTTCGGTGCAGGACGTCGTCGGGGGTGATTGGATTGATGTGATGTATGTACACCGCATCAAAAATTTCGTAACCTTCGCACGCGAGGTCTCTTCCGAAATCTCGGGTGATGATATGGTTGCGTAGATCGCGCCACTCCCGGGACGTGTAGAACGTTTGATTCAGATGTCTCTGATGTGCAAACGTCTGTTCTCCAACTACGCCGGTTAGACGCAGGTATCGGTATCGTTCCTCGAAGGATGGTAGCTCAATGCATTCAGAATACGTCTTCAGATCCACCGGAGTACCTCCTCATGGCGTCGACGGCTTCCTTAACAAGCTCCTCGGTGCGTGCGGCAGACGCGATGCTTTCTGCCTTGGCCTTGACGAGCTCGGTTTCCTGGCGAAGCTTCTCTCTTTCGAGCTTGTCGCGTTCGCCAGCCAGCTTGAGGTAGTGATTGATCGTCGACGGCGAAGCCGTACCGTCTCGCAGCTGCTTCTCGGCTAATGCCACTGCGAGATTGATCAGCCTATTCTCCGATTCTTCGGGAGTGCGCGGGGCTTTTGGAGTCCGCGCCACGAGTCTTCGTTCCTTTCGACAGAGTTACCCTGAGTTCTGGGACGTCCTAGAGGAGGACCAACTCTGAAAAATCCTACCGTGAAGAAGCAACCGGTTCTCTAGGACATCTCAGAACCCAGGGTTCGATTTGAAAATATCCCCGCGGGGAAAAATATAAGGGGGCGGCGATGCATGGGGGGAGGGAAATATGCGAGACCCCTCCCCCCGGTGTCGCTAATCGCTTATCATTTTGTAGTTTCCTGTCGGATTCCACTCAATGATCCATCGAATAGCGTCATCGAACGCATCGTTGATGACAGATTCAGGTAGGTCGAAGTCAATTGGACCAGCGATTCTTGCCACTAACGCATCAGTGTTGTAACCATGATCACGATCGAACTTCGACCACTGTTCGTAGTCGTCAACAGGACTGAACGGATTGTCGTCAGTCGTCAAGTAGAGAGCCATGACACCTCACCTCACTAGCTCTAGTACTGTGCTAGTACTGATGCCTAGGGCGTCAGCTATCTCACTAGTAGTGCCCCCATTACGGGCCATGGCCTTAGCCCTACTAGCTACACTAGCAGACACAGGGTCCTTAGCCTTGGGGATAGCCCTTTCTGAGAGCTTCTCCATGTCGCTATAGCGAACCACGGCCTCCATAGCAGAGGCTGATAGGGCACCTGCCTGGATGGCCTCCCATTGGCGGTCTGTGAGCTCTATGAGGGACTCTTTCCTAGAGGCCCCTGTTCTGAGGCGGGCCGCTGAGATGGCCTGTCTGGAGATCTTTTTATATTCTTCAGAAGACACTTCTCGGTCAGCGGTCTTGGCCTTAATCACCGCATTAGCAATGATCTGGGCCTGCCTTTCACGGGGGGCATTCATGGAAGCTAGCTTAATAGCCGACTTGAGTTCCTCAACCTCAGTGGCATACTTCTTAGCAGCCTCAGGGTTCTTTCTGGGGATCTTTGTAGAAATAAGTTCCCGTCGAGCTCGGTTACCTAGGGACTTCATGTCATTCGAATAATCCGCATAGATTCTTTCCATGGGGCGGTTGCCGTCGGAAATGAGATCTCGTGCGTCTTCCGTAATCTTGAGTCTCTCGGTCTTGGTCTGGGCCTTGACAATCTGACCAGTCTTCTTGTCGAGGTACTGGCGACCAGTCTTGACGTACACCTTCTTGCCAGTAGCGGGGTCGATCGGACCACCTTCCGAAGCCTTGCGTAGGCGGATCTCATCCACATACACAGGGCCACGGGCTCTGGAAATAAGAGTTGCTGCGCCACGACCACCCTGGTACTTCTTCTTAAGACCACGAATATCGTTGTCTTCTTCAGAAGTCTTCCAGTCGAGACCATGCTTGGGGGCATCAATAACCACCATAGAATGTCGAACTGCACGGGCAAGTTCCTCGGCGCTCGCACCGCCAAGGGTCATGTCCGTAATAAGATTCGACACCACACCCATATGGCGACCCTTCTCCTTCTCGCCCATCTTCTTCATACCCGGGTAACCAGGATATGCAGCCTTGGGATCGAAGCCTTGGAGTCCCTTAAGCGGCGGGGATGTCTTAACCTTCACCTGACTGTTGACGGGGATAACAACTACTGTATCTCCGTCGAAGTCAGCTCCGGAAAGACGTTCCGCAACCTTGGGGTGGATACCGATGGCATCCTTGGGGTGCTTACCGAGAATTGCTTGACCGCCCTGGTGCTTGTTGTTAACAGTCACCGTGGGGATCTCGAACGTACCTCCATGAGGATATCGAACGAGGCATACGGTCTCACCGTCACGATAGTCCGGGGCATAGATCTCGGTGGGCTTCAGCGAAGGCACCGGAAGAATAACCTTGGACGACTGGCGGGGTAGCGATGCCGCTTTCAGATTTACTGAATCAGCATCACATCCATCCGCGAAATCGGTAAGGAGTCGCTTCCGAACCGCCGGATTGTCGAGCTTCATGATATCCATGAACTCGTCATGACGCTTCTGGGCTGCCTTGTCAAGCTGCTGCTTGGCCATGTGAGTGGACTGCTTGGACAGGAACTGGGAAGAAAGAGTCTTGCTCCAATCCTTCCAGTTTCCTTCCTCATTCACAATGTTGAGTGGAGAGAGTTTGTCCTTTCCGCCATCATTGTAAAATGCCTGACGCTTGATGACCGCACCGAAAGGGTTGTCCGGATCATCCTTCAGCTTCTTGAGGGTGTCCATCTTCGGGGTGTCTCGAGTCTTGTTGGTGTTGAATATGACATCGACACCGGGAGGCATGTTATCACTGTAGTGAGCCATACCCTTCAAGTAATGAGTTCCATCCACCGGGATTCGAACCTGTGCATAGCTAGCTTCTCCAAGGTTTAGGTCCTTACACCCTCGACGGATTTGGATGGTACCGTCCATAGACGTACCTCCGTCTTCAGCGTATCGAACCTTCAGACGAGACGAATCCAATGACACAGGCTTCTGAATACCAAGCTTCGTACCGTCGGGCTTGACCGCGACCCCGAGAGTGTGAATATCCCCGAGGTGTTCCATGAGCTCTCGACGAGTAACCTCTGGAGCGACCAGAACCTTGATGTTTGTAGACTCCTTGGTGCCGACCTGCCGAATATGGGCGTGCTCGACACGGTAGCCTTCAGACTCGAGCATAGCGATGGATGTGTTGAGCTGGGTGGTGCTGACTCCAAGAATAGATTCAACACCCGAGCCGAAATCAACATACTTATGCTTGTCGACCGCGTTCTTAACGAGGTCTGCAGTTGTTCGGGCTGCGTCTTGTCGAGCATCCGCATTGGGCTTCAGGTAGTTACGGACGGTAGACTCGGGGAGTCCGAGCTTCTTACCGATCGCAACATTCGAAAGGTTCTTCTCCTTCAGCTTGAGACAACGAGCCACCTCTTCCGCCTTGCGCTCATTGGCGGCCATGGACTTGGTCGCTCGGAGTTGCGAAGTGGTCATGTCGAAAGCCTTGGCGATCTCCGTTTCCGAGAGGCCTTGCTTCTTGAGGTCAGCTACCATACCTTGGAAGGATACGGAGCGCTGGTACTTGTCCTTACCGGATCCCCAAGGATACCGGCCAGACCGACGAAGAATACCGTAGTGGGCGAGTTCCTCAGCCAATGCTGTCCTCCTTGAGTGATTCGATGAGTTGGTCGAATTCCACGACTCGATCCATGATTGAGCGAATATCGCTTGCTTCGGGATTGAGGATCATCACATCATCGTTCTGATAGATGCGAAGCTCGCTCTCGATGTCGAATGGCGAGATATGGTATTCGAGACAGAAGAACGCTTGATAGATCATGAGCTGATCCATCTTAACGCGTCCGGAGCCTGTCTTAAGGTCGTGGATCCTGAGGAAGTTCTTCTTGTCGTCGAAATGAATTGCATCGGCGGTGCCGTACGCATTCATCGAGTAGAAGAGGACTTGCTCGGGGGTCATGCAATATCCGATAGCGTCGTTGACGTACCGGTTGAACGTTGCGTTGTTTCTGGGCATTCGAATGCGCAGACGAATATGCTCTGCGGCGAGCTCGTGGAGTCGTGTTCCAAGAGTGGCTGCCTGAGCGGTGCGGAACGTTGCGGCCATCTTTTCAGAGTCGTAGTTCAGCCAGCTGTACTTGCTAGCCGACAAGATAGCGTGTGTTCCACTAAGAGAAGAATACTCGTGAAAGCGCACGGAGTACCTCCTGTTCGTTCTCCGGGTATATGACTGCGCCGAAGGACATGCGGGAGGCTTGCTCCACGTAGTGTTCCTGATTCGGTCGCAGGGGTGCGCTCGCGGAGCGCTTGACTTCCAGGACAGCCCAGTGACGTTCGAACATCACGGTGAGGTCTGGGAAGCCTTGGATGTAGTTCGGGTCGTTCTTGAGAACGATACACCCAGGGAACATTCGCTTGAGCTTCTTGATGAGCTCAGCTTGGTACTTGGATTCCAAAACTAATGACACCTGTTTGCTCCTTCTGGTGTCTGGGGTGTAGTGTGTGAAAATGGCGTATTTTGCCTTTCTCTCCTATTATAGCCCAAGTTTTCGAGCGTCTGGAACGTACTACACCTAAAAGCGGTCGAGAAAAATGTTTGGTCCGGGCAATATGACGATCTATCACGAACTGGATAGAACCTCTACAGTCTTCCCCGGACCCCGAAGATTTGCAGAGGAGTGGCATTCAACTTGGGTGTGACAGTTTTGTGTGACAGTTAGGGTCCACAAGCCTTTATAAAATACAATTTTTTTCTTATACTTAATTGTAAAAAAACTGTCACAACTGTCACAGACAGCGACTTTTCCTTGCAATTCCAACGAAAAGTCCTGTGACAAAACTGTCACAAAACTGTCACACTGTGACACTTTTTTGTCACACTTTGGCCAAAAGTCGTACACAACATTGCCCTAAAAGGTAAAGAAATGGTAAAGAAACCCTTTCTGTGACAGTCCTGTGACAGTTTTTTGTCACACCTGTAGTACGTTCCAATTACCCCCAAAATGAGTCTGCGAACACCTTTTCGTTGAATTTCTTCTTCCTCGCGAGGCTCGTTTTGATACTCTGATCGATAGCAGATTCGCTCTCGAGGAAGTAATACCAGAGGTTTGTGAAGGGTGTGTTCATCCGATCGATGCGCCCCTCACTCTGCTCCATCACCTTCCACGAGTAGTTCAGAGAGTAGAACACGATCGTGTCCGTGACCGTACAGTTCCACGCCTCCGCTCCACTCGCATACTGCACCAAGTACACCCACCGCTCGCCATCCGGCACAGGCTCGTGCTTGTGTCCATTCCACTCCTTCACGACACACGTGTCAGACAGCTCACGCAGAGCCTCCAACTCATAGTCAAAGTTGTAGAACACGATAATCCGCGAGCGCTTCTTCAGAATACCGCGAACCGCCTCGAGCCGATCTCGATCCTGATTCACACACTTCCGCAAAACGTAGCAGAGCTCTCCCGCACTAGCAATAGGCTCTCCCTTATACGGATCGAAGCGCTTCTTCATGATCTCGTTGTACTCAGCCACACGATACCGCACAGGAACGTAAATACGATTCCTTATGGTATGTCTTGTCACCGGCATGTCCACCAGTATTCTCCTTCGCAACTTCTCGAGTCGGTGAACTGCCACAAAGCGCTCGATGCGAGGGTATCGTGCAAAGCGATCCCACACAACGTGGTCCTCGTAGAATTCAGTCTTGTTCTTGTAGAACCCATTCGCGAGAAATAAGGGCACATAGTCCAACCAAGTATCTCCGGGCGTAGCACTCAACAAGATCCACTTGTTGTGTTTCGTGATCTTGAGAAATGCCTTGACCCACTCGCCACTTCCGACTACTCGCTGCTCATCAAAAATGAACACACTATTGCGAACGTCAGAATACTTAGCAATATTATTCCATGAATCAACCGTGATTCCTTCCATTGTAGAGCCTGCCATCGCAAACTCCCCAACCCATTCAAGGCTGTCCCTCTTCCGGGCTGTAGTGATCACCACAATACCCCCGGAATTAGGCTGTTTAAGGGCCCAGGAAGCGCCTACAAACGACTTTCCCGATCCCACACCACCAATGAGCACCTTGCCACTTTTCAGGCGCTCTAAGGCTTCTTCCTGGTGTGAGTATAACTTAGCCATTAGTCAACCAATCTGCCGAAAAATACTTCGAATTCCTCATCGTGATCGATAAGAATCTTCTCGTCCCTCCGTGCATATGACTTCCTCGAATACGCACGATCCCCAGGCACCAAATTATGGATCGCGTTGTTGTTGCAGTTTCCATCCTTGTGGCAAACCAGCATTCCCTCACCCACAGGTCGCTTACGGAATGTCTCGAAGACAATCGAGGCAACCGTCTTGGTCTTCACACGACCTTGATGGCGGAACTTGACGTAACGCGTTCCCTTGACATCATGATACGGAAGCTCACGCAGAGAATCAGTCAGACGAACCCGGCCGTCCGGATGCGCCTGTAGGTTTGTGTACTTGTAATGAGTCGTCCAACCCATCGTAACTCCTTCGAAAAAAGAGAACCCAAGTAGGCCTTGAAGATCCCGAAGGACCCCCAAGGCCTACCTAGTATTCTAGTATTGAACCGACGACAGCAGACCGATATCGGCTCGGGTCATCTGCGTACGAGAGTCGTAGGCGTCGTGGGGAATCCCGTTTCGATCGATCGCCACGTACTGGTCTCCGACATGAGAAAATTCATGCCAAAGCTGGCCAGCGTTGTCGAAAATCGAGAAAGTGTTCTTAACCACCATTTGACAGGCGGTTTCGTACTCTCTCTTAACAGACCAAGCAGGATTCAGATTGGCTGTGAGATTGATGAAATCCTTGACAGGGTATCCGATGTACTTGCCAGATCGGAATACGTAGGTTCCAGTTTCCATGATTGCTCCTTTTAGTTTTCGCTTCTTGAGAACAGAGTTGTTTGGGGGTGCCCTAGACCCCCTGTACGATGACAGAGAGCCTAGGGCCAAGGAATATCAGTCGCGCAGACAGTTCGATCCGAACAGGCTGTTCAGAAACACCTTCCGAAAGTTGGCCATCTCTTGAGCAGCCACCTCCATGTCGGTCTGCGATTCGAAGAAATCGAACGGCACACCGTCATCCGTGAGAATAAGCCACTGCTCTTCCGGGTTGTGGAAGAAATGCCAGCACTCTTCGTCATTGTAGATCTTGACGAGCTCTACGACTGCCTTGCTGTCAACGTTGTTCCAGAGGGCAGAGATATGCCACCCTTCTGCAAGGTTTTCAGCAATCCAGTCGACGTCGTGTAGACTGTAGCCTACGTACGGATGATTGGGGAATATGTAACGAACAGACATGCTTCTTCGGACCTTTCTGGTCACTTCTTGTTGTAGAATTCCTCGAGTTGGGGTTCGGTGGTGATGTAGAAATTCTCACCATCCTTGACGATGAGGTGCCCCACAGAGGCGGTCTCACCGTTGACGTAGACCTCGACGAGTGTCTGGCCTGACTTCTGAATGGTGAGTCGGCCACCCTGACCAACCCACCCCACGATATCGGTGAAGTCCTCGAGCGAGACCTCCACGACATCGACTCCAGTGGACTTCTTGATCCAGGTTTGCAGATGTAGAGCCATTCAGATCACATCGGTCCCAGAGGCGAAGCGGACAGGGAATCGGACTTGTAGCCCTTCATGAGCTCGTTGTAGGCCTTGGAGTTCTCCTGAGCGGTCTGCAGGTAATCGGGGCTGCCGAGAATCTTGAGGACCGACTCCGAGTCGTTGTTGCCCTGGTGAGCAAGAGCCTCAGCCCAGCCCTTTCCGCCACGCGGATACCAGGTAGCGAAGACGACATCGTTCGGGTTGGTCGTCTCGATCCGACGATCGCCGACCAGGATCACCAGTCGGTAGTCGCCACCCATAGACTCGCCAGCTTCACGACGGTACGAGACCTCGAAGCCTACCTTTTCGGGAGCCATGAGAGTCGGGCGGAACAGGTTGTCGACAGTCGACGGCTCGAAGAGCGGAACGGTAACGGTGCCGTCCTCGAGTTCCTTGATCTGATTCATGATTGCCATGTGAACCTCCTACAGTTCAATCAGTTGGGTTGCGGCGCTACTCCAGATTCGAATAACGCCGTTGTTGGCCGCCTGCGTCTCACAAGCGGTATCCAGCTCATCCAGATAATCCTGAACGAACTGGAGGGCTTCATCGCGCGTGTCGAATGTGACCGCGCTTTCAGTATACCCGTCTTCGTCATTACCATGACAGACTTGGGCATTCCATCGGATATCATCCATGGTTACTCCTGTGGGGAAATAGTAATTGAGATGGTTCGACCATCGAGAAATGCACGATTAGCGAGTCGTGCGACGTGCTGCTGGGCTTCCTTCGCTGTATCGAAAGTAGTCCAGACCGTTGGGCGAGAAGGAAGACTTGTGTCCTTCTCCTCGCCCTTCAGCCAGACGTCGTACCAGACGACATACTTCATCGGGTCTCCATGTCGGCGTAACGAGATGCGAACTCGTCAGCTTCGATGGTGATGTACGCGGTCTTCAGATAATTACTGAAGCCGGTGTTGCCGTTAACGTCATAGAAGACAGGTGTGATCACCAGATCCGCACGGACAATGTCCGCGGAGTCCAGAACGCCGACCGTCTCTTCAGACAGCAGGGTCTTAACGCCATCCTCGACCATGTAGATCTTCGGCGGCTTCACGTCGAAGCGAACCTTGACAGCGATGTAAGGACGCTCCGGATCGGGGTTGCCGTCGACATCCTTGGAGTACTTGACGTTGATTCCGTCAGCCTCCATCTGTGCTGCGAACTCCGCCGGAACCTCACACGCGAAGGTGCGAGCACCAGTGCGGTTGTACTTGTCGGGCTGACCGCTGAAGTTGCGGAAGAAAATGCGGGTGTCGGACAGGACGATGTTTTCAAGTCGGGGGTTTGCCATGATTAGGCCTCTTTCCGTGAGTTGTAGATTATCGTGCGAATGTGACCTGGAATGCGGTGTCCAGGAAACGGGTGAGGACTTCATCCTCGGTCTGGGGCGCTGAAATACAGCGATTGATGGATTCTTGCTCATCGCGACGGCCATGCGTGTTGTAGGACTTACGTCGATGGATGAGAGTGGGGTAAGAGTTACCCTTACGAGATCGGACCGTAGACAGCTCGTACGTCTCCTTGACGTAGCGTGCGTGCTTGCAGGTCGTCTTCTCAGCAATGACCTGGCGCTTGACCCCGAGAGATTCGAAGTCGATCGGGTAGATATGCCAACCCGAATTTAGCCAGATGGTTCCGTCACTCAACTGTTGGATGTGTGTAGTCCCCATTGTTTTCGCCCTTGTTGTGGTGGATCTCGGACAGTTTTCGGAATGCGCGTTCGAAATCGCCCTTCAGGGCGAAGACGGTACCATCAGAGATATGGTACTCATTTGCAAATTCGTCTAACATATCGAGAGCCTGGTCGTGCAGAGTCCGAAGCTCTTCCTTCTGACGCTCGTAGTGATTCAATTCGTGTACGCTCCTTCGTGCGAACTTGCTGCATCTCCTTGTAAAATGCAGTCCAGAGATCGGTGATCTCCGTTTGATTTCGATCGCCCCAGACCGAGGATGAATGAGGTCATGCTACAAACTCCTCATATGAACCGAACTGCTCGATCTGTTCTCGAGCCTTCTCCACGAGATCCTCGGAGTACCGAGTATCGATCTCTGTGATATGGTCGAGACCCAGAACGACTGACGCCTCCTTCCAACGATATCCCTTCGTACCATTGACTGCGTCCTTAATATCGCCATTAGCGCTCTTGCGCAAAGCGATACCACCTCCACAGCCAGGCTTGACGGGGACGAACTGTCCGACCTTACCCACAAAATGCAGGTAGTGGTCATCTGGGTTCGCCTCGTTGAAATCGAGGTAGATAGCAGTCTGAACTGCTCGAGTCTCAGCGTAGTCATTCGGCGTGATCTCCTCCTTGCTGAACAAGGACTTGAACACCACCGGATGGGCGAACTGAGCACCCGTGGCTGTCCAACCACCGCCGTGCGCCTCATCGTACTTGGCAATATAGACTGCGTCATTCACGAGGGCCATACGATCGTATGTCGCCTCATGCTCGAAATCGTAGCCGTACTTCTTACCAAAGTCGATGACAGCCTGAATAACCTCAGGCGTGGCATTCGGAATCTTGATCGAGTCCGTCTTAATATGTGCGACGGTGTAACCAAGTTCCTCCTGCACGTAATGCTTGAGGTCAATCATGAACAAGGCTCCACGCTTCGCGACAATATTGTCGACGTTACGCGGGTCCTTGCAGGGGTTGTCGAACTTGGCGCTCGTCAGACCGTATACAGAGTTGATAACGATCTTCAGAGCAAATGCCAAGGCATTCGTGTCGACACCTTCCTGAATAAGCGGCATGAGCGCTCCATCGAAGAGATCTTCGAGCTTGTCGAGCTCATTATGCTTTACCAGGATACGTGCCTTCTTGATGTCACTGAATCGCTTGGTGTAGGGCCCAAACAGGTTCAGCTGCTCAAGCGAGGTCGGATGCATCGACGCGACATCCAGTAGAGCCACGTTGTGGTGAATGCCAGGCTCTGCGTAGACATAGCCGCCTTCGCCAGTCACCTCTCCACGATATGTGGACTTGAAACCGTCGAAGTGGTATCCCGGGAACATCTCGGAAAGATTCGTGTAGACGAAATCCTTCTGAGGGTTCTTCTCCGTGCCGAAAATGATTCGACAGGTGTGAGAGTTCGTGGAGTGGTTCTCTGTGAGCCCGGAAATACGGGCCAACATCTGACGAGCAGTCCAGTCATCCTGGAGGTGCTCGAATACTGCCTCCGTGGCATCCACGTCGTTGTCGCAGTAATCCGCCACCCTGTCCCACAACTCTTCCCGGACCGGCTGATCCCAGTCAAGGTCGAGTTCCTGGTGCTTCAAGCCAAGTTCGATCTCCCACTTCTTCAGACTCTGCTTCTTCGAGGAGAAGTCGTAGACATCCGCGTATGAGACATTGTACGCCTCAGCGAAGAATGAGTTCGGACTCTTGTCGATGATCCGTTTCGAGGCCATGTACAGTTCCTTGTTGTTGTACCCCAACGTTGCCGCATAGACAATATGATTGTCGTAGCGACGGTTGTTGAAGCCAACCAACTTGGCGCCCAGCAGAGTCTTGACCTGTTCCGCAGTGGGGTTGATAAGACGCATCTTGTTCTTATCGCCACGCTTCTTGTAACAGATCACGAAGAGGTTCGGGAACACCTCGATGTCGAAGAAATAGATGTCTCCGTCAGCGACAGGAGCCACCGGGTCCTCGGAGTCGTTCTTGAACTTCATCTGCTGGACCAGCTTCAAGCAGTACTGAGCGTGGTGTGTCGATCGCATCGCGAATGCGATGATGGAATTCCTCGCATCCGTGACGTCATACACCAGACCGCTCTCCGCAGCGTCATCAAGAATCTTCTTGATAAACTCCACCGAAGGCTTGGTCCCGGGATGGATCTCCTTGCGGAGGTTTCGAGCAATAAGGTTTCGAAGACCTTGCTCTGTCTTGACTACGTCTTCGCGGATCACCTTCGGAGCCTTCCTAGGGAGATCATCCGGCGCAGTTCCGACAGGCATTCCATTCGAAACCAGGTACTTACGCCTGAGGGCGGTTTTGCCGGTAAATCGCTTGATTTCGATTCCCGGAGCGAATTCCTTAGCGTACTCGGCAGCTGGATCGCCCAGGCGGTAGTGGAGGTGAATTCCTCCTCCAGAACGGGACGTTTCTGCGTACGTCGGAGGCCACTTGGACGCTTCTGCCAAGTTTCGCTCACGAGATTTGTTACCGCTTGGATCTTTAAGATCGAAGTCAATAACAACCATATTCTCAGGTATCTGAACATAGTGTTCCTTGGTTGTGTCGATGTCTTTCAGAGTTGTTGTAACGTCATCCCATCGCTTAGCCGGCTTGCCGTCCTTTGCATACTGCGCAGGGCAATCCGCATATAACTCGTCGATGACGCTGGGGCATTCCGTCAGCTCGATAGTGTACTTCGATTCAGGATTCTCAACGAGTTCTGCCTGAGCGAACTTGTCTTTCTTGAATCCGAAATATACGCTTCGGTACTGTTTACCTTCGATTCGTGTGCGTTCCTCGAAACCGGTAAAATAGTTCTTCAGTTCCTCACGGAACCGGTGACGTGGTAGCACATACTGAACAGATGCTTGCTCACAATATCGCTTGTAGGTCTCATACGCCGAATTGAGAGTAACGAACTCCGCACTCTCGAACTCGAAATATGAATCCTCCACGAAGTTGTAGAACACGTCAGTCTTGTACATCATCTGCAGAGGACGGTAGTCCTTATAGTACGTCTTGCCGAGACTCTCGAAGACCTCCGCACAGTGATATGCGATGGCCCCAAGCTCTCGAGTGATTCCATCCATGAGTTCGCGATACTCTACAGGAGAGATCTTGTTACCCGTGGGCGAAATATCGATCAGACGTCGGATGATACCAGACTGAGCATCTGTGATCTGCACCGGCTTGTTGGTAGCCATGTACAGAAATGAGTCGATCCGAGTCGTATACGTCGGCTTGAACTTCTCGTTAATCTGCATCTCCTCGTGGGAAATGATCGAATTAAGCTGAGTGTTGTCGTCGATACGACTCAGATCGCCATCATGCTGGAATGCGACAATCGGGTTTGTCTTAAACGCTGCGGCTGCGAATGCGTTGTTGGACTTGGCAAGAGACGCCGCATCAAAAGCTGTGTAGTAGCCCTCAAAGAGCTGCATCAGAATATTGATGAGCGTCGACTTACCAGATCCAGGCTTGCCGTACAACACAACGAATTTGTCCAGAGTGCGTGAAGCACCCGTGACAACAGCGCCGATAGACCATTCGATCTTACGGCGTTCTTCCTCGTCATACAGCGTGGAAATAAGACGATCCCAATTGTCATGAGATCCTTCCGCGAGCGCATAGGGCAGACGACGAGTCGCGTAGGACTCCTTCCGCACCTCAGTGTTCGCGAATGTGAGTTTCCGGTCCAGTGGCCTGACTGTGTCCGGCATGGAGGAAATCCAGTTGCGATAAGCGGTCCAGCTCTTAGAGGCGTAATCCCCCAAGAACTGGAACCGCGTACCGCCTTGATAGGAACCCTCAAGAGTCTTCGCGAAATCACGAAGCTCTCGATCGATGAGCTCGACTACTCGAAACTCATCCGTGTTCCATAGACCCTTCTCCTCGTCCCACACAGCTACGAACGAGCCTCCCTGAACAAGGATATCGGTAGATCTTGCGACTCGAAAGTCGGGGTAGATCTCCACAACCCCATTCTTCGAAGCCCTCTGTCGAGGGACAATAAAGTCCACTGCTTCTCCTAGATAATATACTTCTCCTGAACGCACCACATGGATAGCTGGTCAAGAAGCGACGTTTGCGCCGGGTCGATGAGGCCTCGACGATTCGGGAATATACCACCGTGGCCAAACCGGTCGTAATTCCGTTCCACAATATCGCGAACCGTAGCGCTAATGGTTTCGCTGTCAGTATTGTAGTCTATGTCGAGGTTCCTCATCAGAACCCTGAACGCGGTGGCAGGAGTGTCGTCCCTACCACCAATAGTCGCATCCATTTTGCTAGCGAGAACTACGAGCACCTCGAGCATTGTTGCGTAAATCGGGTCGTCACCGTCATATACGTAACCAGTCTCATACTCGTAGTAATCGCGGAGTGCTTTGCCATCGGACTCCAGATTACCGTCCAGCGGAATCCACCACTGGAATGCGATCTCATGAAAGACCTCGCATTGATCGCGAAGGTAATCTGCGCCGACAAGTCGGAGAAGGTATTCGAAATATCCCTCTCCTGTGATCATTCGGAATCGTCGTCCTCTTCATCCGGGATGTAGTAGTAATCCCCCAGATCGATATCCTCGACCCAGTCTACATCCAGAAGATGGACGTGAAGGTCCATGCGGTACTTGTGGTTCCGCACATACACTTCATTAGGATCTGCACCGTAGGCACCGCCACTGGTCATGGCGTCTGCACCGATAAGCTCCCGAGCGGTCTCCTTCATTCGGTTTCCGTTGTCGTCGGCCACTACGTTGTCGTTGACGTAACAGTCGACTTCGAAGAACTCATAACCGAGGGCTCCTTGCTGGAACGTTTCGGGATCGAGGATCTCAATATCAGAGATCTTCTTCTCCGGGTTCTCCTGATCGGCCACAAGAGCCTTCTTCTCGTACATCTCCGTGATCTTGTCGATGTTCTCACGGTATTCCTGGAAGGCGCTCTTCTCGACTTCGTCGACGCGCTCCTCGATCTCCTGGTCCATCTGACGCTGGAGTCGGTCAGTGATCAGAAGATATGCGACCGTCACACCCGTGACAAGACCAGCGGCGAAGGAAATGACAAGATTAGATTTCATTGACGATCTCTCCATCCACGTTGAAGTCCAGCAGGTAATTGGCAACCTCACGGCGGCGAGAGTCATCCCAGAACTTGATACGGTGACCCTCGATATCGCCGAAGGACACGTAGTGGTCTCCATCGCCCTTCTTCCAGAGCCATCCCACAACCTGCGAAGCAGGGGTGCGCGGGATACCGAGAGCGTCGTAGACGTCGGACAGGAACAGGTATCCGCGAGTGCGGAGAATATCGTTCATGTAGTTGAGCTGAGCGTGGATGTTCAGCTCGGTGATGTCATCCGAAGGATCCCAGACGCTGGAAGTCTCGTCGACGATGCGAGCGTACGGAGAGTACTCCGGAATAACCGACTCGGCCATCTTGTCGTACTCGAACGGCTCATCCGTGAACACAACGTCGTCGAGGATCTTCTCCTCAACCTTCTTCATGGACTCCTCGCCAATAACGGAAGCTACTGACTTCTTGTACTTGCGGTAGGAAGCGTCCAGAGCGGTGTATGCCGCCGCAAGGCCCGCAATACGCTTCGACTGGATCGAGTGGCTCCACCAGAAGGCAGCGACCGAAGCCACACCCAGAGCGATCGTGGGAGCGTAGTGCTTGACCGTCTTCGTGACGATGCGGCTGTAGCAGACGATGCGGTCCTTGCGGAATTCCTCTTCGGTGTAGTGCTCGTTGCGCTTCATGAGGTTGGGGCCATCCGTGATGACCATGACCTCGTCTGCGATGAGTTCCTTGTAGGTCAGAGTGGCTCGGCTTGCCAGGACGGCAGTACCGACGAGACCAACCGTGCCGGTAGCAGTGAGAATGGTGGGGGCGTGCTTGACGACAACCCGCGCGACGTTGTGGAAAATAGACATGATGTCCTTTCAGAGTTGAGGTTGAATGTTATCGTTTGAGAGACTGGGGTTCATCATGCGTAAGCATGAACCCGTCTCGAACCTGACGAACGTTGAATGAACCCATGTCGGTCCATCCCCAGTTATCGTCAATGAAGTTGGAAGACGCCCCAATGAGGGCGTTCAGGTCAGCCAGAGAGACCTGACCATACTGATCGATGAGGTCACTCATGCGATCGATGACGTCGTTGGCGTCAGAGCGCGTGTCGAAAATAATCTCGTTACGATCGGGTTCCGCGTGACGTGCAGAGCGAGAGGGGCGCCTTTCAGAAGAACGATCGCGTCGATCTTTTGGGCGTGAGTATCCCGAGTAATCGGAATATCCGGACCGCGAGCGCGAAGGTCGAGTATCGCCTCCATAGAGCATGGACTCGATACCGCGAGTGACCGTGTCGGAAATAAGGTTCTTGACCGTGGGGATGATGACATCCCAGAGAACCGTCTCGCCGACGCTCTTAGCGTCTTCGCGGATGATCTCGCCGACAACCTTCTTAGCAGTCGACTCCCGCTTGACACGGGCTTTAGTCACCTGAGTGATTTCTTTTCGTTCCTTGGACTTGTCCGAGTTACTCGGATACGAGCCCTCAGGCCTAGTGGGTACGTTCATGTTGCTCCTTCGAAAGAGAAACCCTAAGCCCCCTGTAATATTACAGAGGGCCTAGGGCTTGAGGTCAGACTACTTCGAGTCTTCTTCGTTTTCGTGCAGTTTCTCCTTGAACGTGTCGATGAACTGCTGGGTCGCGCCCTGGATAGTCCTAGTCACACGATCTTCGACCGTCAGTGACAGCGCGGTGACACCAATAAAACTAACGAGTGGGTTAATTGGTGCAGCAGCGGCGAGGACGGTGCGAAGGGTCGTGCGAACTACGACTCCAGAGCAGAATGATGCAGCGAGTCCAGTGAGGTACGCAGGGGTGAAATCTTGCTTGTTCACGAGAGTTCCTTTCGGATAGTATGGGGTCTCATTATACCCCATGTTATTCCTGCGTAGAATCCTCCGTGAGCTTGGAGACGGCTGCGTCGGCGACCTCTGGGGCAACGTCGTACTTGACGAGGTACTCCTTGACCTCCTCGCCGGATTCCTTGGTGTTCTTCTTAGCGAGCTCGAAGACCTTCTTCGGGAGAAGACCCTCAACGAACTTGGCGAGGTCCGTAGAACCGTCGATGAAGGAGAGGATGACCTCGTCGTAGGCGAGACCCTCAGTGAAGTTCTTCAGAACCTCCGGGTTCTTGACGAAGCGCTTACCATCATCCGAACGCTCGCCATAGGCAGCCTCGATGATGTCGCGCATGAGCTCGAAAGCCTCCTTACCGTCCTCAGTCTTGGTGAGTTTGGCGATGCGCTGAGTGAGCGGAACATCCCACTTCTCCATGTCCTGAAGTTCCTTGATGTTCAGGTGGAAGTAGAGGTCTTCGGAGACGGCCTCTCCGTCGAAGTTCTCGAACTGGACGGTGAGCTTCTGCATTGGTATGCCTTTCTTGTTGGTGTTGAAAAATAAAAAACCCTAACACCCGGTTAGGGGTGCTAGGGTTTTGAGGTCAGTCTTCAGTGGTCTCGGGGTTTTCGATGATCTGCGTGAGAAGGAGCGTTCCGTCTTCGAGTTCTTCGATTGTACCTTCGAGGGCGGCGTTCTTGTCGATCACGAGCGGATCAACATCGTCGTCAGAGTCGGAAGAGATCGCGACGGCAACTGCACCAGCAGCGGCGGTAACAATACCGGCGATTGCGTAGGGCAGAGCCTTCACGAAGAACTTCTTGATCTTGGCGGTGTTGACCGAGATGATCGGAGAATCGTCTTCGATGAGGTTGTCGGAGTCGATGGGGAGGTTCTTTTCAGCGGACATGAGAGTTCCTTTCATAGTTGGTGAATATGTCTCATTATAGGACATGTTTTTCTTGCGGATCAGTACTGGTGACGGAACCAGTCAGTCACCGGAGCGGGATTAAACGCCATGAGAAGAGCCGGAGACTCATCGGCGAGCATCGTAGGCGTGAATTCAGCCTCGATAGTGGTACCGTTAGACCACCCGAGCTCATCTCCCATCGAAATCTGCTCGAGTCCGAGGCACTGGTAGACCTCGTTCAGGGAGACCGAGGAAATACCGTTGATCAGATCCGAGTTGATCCGATTCAGGACCTTCTGAACCTTCGTGATGGTGGAGGGGAAGACCCTGCCGGAGTATGAGTCGGAAATAAGAACGTTCTCACCCGTGATGATGACGCTCTTGTTCTCGGGACGCTCGAGGTTTTCCTCGATAACGTCTCGGGCAATCGCCGATCGCGTGTCGGATCCCTTCTTACCGGTCAGCTCCTTGACGCGATCCTCGTACTTCTCGAGGACGTCCTGAGAGACGGTGTAGGCAGCAGCCATGGCAGCGTAGCGACGCTCACTGAGGACCGTACCACCGATGATGGCGGCAGACGTTGCCGTGATGGAAATGGCTGCGGGAAGGTAGCAGGTCCACGTCAGACGGAGCGCATCCGTGAACTTCCACCCTCCCTCAGGAAACTCCTCTCGAAGTAGATCCATCGCCTTGACGTGCGCCTTACCGGAGGTGATCGCCGTACTGATGACTCCCGCGAGCGCAGATGCTGCGAGAATAACCTGAGAGTTGTTGCGGATAAACGCTCCAGCGAGACGACCGTAGGTCTTGAAATCGATGTTGATCATGTGCTTCTCCTTTGTTATCGATTCAGTAGGTAGAAAATGGTTACGATGGGGACCATGACCCATAGCCCCACCGCAACCAGCATCAGAGTATCGCTACTCACTTGTTGTCCCCACGCTTGTTGAGCCACTTCGCGAGGAAGTATCCAATGACACCTCCAGCGATGACCTTACCGTTGAAGATGGAGGTGATGGCGTCGAAGATCGTGAGGAACACGATGAGGCCGACCAGGACGAGGAAGAGGAAGATGAGAGTGATCATTTGAGGTTTCCTTTCAGAGTTTGGCGTTGTTGAGTTCGATCATGCTGATGAAGAATGTCTCGGTACCATTTTGGACCGGAGGGTGAGTGACCACGGATCCCACAGGGAGATCCATGAAGACGAAGCAAGCGTGGAAACACGGGGCTGCGCCTGCTTGGTAAAGATATGACGGGAGGAGTGCGGCCCTGTTCCGATCCCACGGAATACCCATAAGAGGACCTCTCAGGTCACTCTCATACAGGACTCGCATAAGACCTGTATGCGGGTCTTGATAGACGAGATCTCTACTTGTGTCTTCGTGGCCTCGGCGCAGTAGAGGATACGTCGGGATGATGACAGTGGCTAGTGAGAACGGGTCTTCGGACGCCTTAGCCACTCGATCTAAATATCCAGTGACCTTGAACAAGGTGATGCTGTCGTCCGCGAACATTCCGAATTTACTACCTATAGGCAGTGTCAGAATCTTGTTCAGGTTCTCGAGACCTTCGACCTTACGCTGCATCAAAAGCACCTCCAACGTAGCACACGAAGATGGGCGCCTTAAGTGACTGGGTCCGGACCATCTCAAGCTTCTTCGGCTCCTTGATGAACAGAACGTTCACGTCGAACATCTCGGGGGCGGTGCTCGAAAGAAGATATTGCGGTAGAACCACGTGGGTAGGGCCGTGTACTTCCCACGACTCCCAAGAAAGAACCCGCTTGATCCCCTCACGATCATGGAATTCGAAATCGGGATCTACCGAACGAATGGTGTCCGAAATGATCTGAGACCCACATCGGAAGCTATACCGTCTCTTGTATTCCCGAAGTAGTGGGTCTCCGAACGGGTCTCCGACAACTTCGGTCTCGATCTCAAGGCTTCCACCCGTGCTGGAAAACCTCGAGCCAAGATAGTCGGCGAGAGCGGAAAGCTCCGCGTTGGTGAATGCGTCTCCGTAGACAGCCCAACCGAGAGGCCGAAGTGTATCGAGAACATCGCAGAGATTCTCGAATGAGAATACCTTACAGTAGCGATGGATGGGTTTACCGATGATGGCCATTGTTGCTCCTTCTTTGATGGTCATGTATCAGTTGTACATAGCGTTCCAGATATCCTTGAGAAGTTCGTCAAGGGTGGTGTGATCCAACTTCGGATCGGCGTTCTCGCAAGCCTTATTGACGGCTTCTCGGATCTTATCGAATCGTTGCTGTGCCTTGAAGTTCCGATATATCTGGTACAGGCACATGGCAGTGAGTAGGACGATTGAAATGGTCATGAGTAGTGCTCCTTCTAGAAAAACCTATAACCCCTGACAAGGGTTATAGGAGTGAGTTGGGTTGGTCTGGTGGATCAGTGAACCTTGGGCGGGTTCCAGACGAGGCCTTCGATCTCAGTGTAGACATCGCCGTATGTGGCTACCATAGCCTTGCGGAGGGCGATGGTAAGCAGGTTAGAGGCGATGACACTACCGAGAGCGATGAGGGCAACGGTGGTGGGCTTGAAGGTCATGGGAGTTCCTTTCAGAGTTGGTAAGTCTTCTCATTATAGCCCGTGTAAATCATGCGACCTCGAAAACCTATAGCCCTTGTTAGGGGGCTAAGAGGTTTTTCAGTTGGTGAGAGCGTTGGCATCGTAAACGTCAACGGCTACCTTGGTGAGCTTGATTGCAACACTGTTGATCGTGTAAGCGATGGCGAGTGCGGTGGCAACAGAGGTCAGCATGAGTAGTCCTTAGGATTAGATGGGCTGGTTTCTTCTCATTATAGACCTTGTAATTTGTGCGACCTCCAAAAGCTTATAGCCCTTGTTAAGGGGCTATAGAGCTTTCAGATCTTATACGAACTGAGGAAATTCTTGTACGCGGTAGAGTACATGGAGAGCTGCTCTTCGCGGTACCGATTGTGCTCTTCGCGAAGGTAACGAATCTCAATATCTTTCTTCTTGAGTTCGTCCTTCTTCATGAGGAGCTTGAAAATCAGGTAAGCGCAGAACATGGTCAGCATGAGGGCGATGGCGTGCATGATGGTTCCTTTCGGAGTATGTATATGTCTCATTATACGCCATGTAATTCATGCGAAAACCTATAACCCTTGTTAGGGGTTATAGGCGTGAGAATTAGTAAGCGAAACGGAAGGATTCTTCGAACTTCTCGCGAGGCGTCAGAGTGTCGTCATTCCGGATGGCTCGAATTGCTTCGAGGCGGTTCCTACGCATAAACCGAACGGTGTAATCACAATTGATGTCCATTCGGATAATACGCAACCACCTCCACAGCAATACGAGCGTACAACCGAGTACGAACGAGAGCGCGCAGGAGAGGATGAGCATGATGGGTCCTTTCAGAGTTGGTAAGTCTTCTCATTATAGGGCTCGTTTTTCATGCGAAAACCTATAACCCTTGTTAGGGGTTAT